CTTTTTTCAAAAAGATTTCGTTTTGAATCAAAATAATATAATATCATATTGACATAAGATATTCGGAAATTGTAGAGCGTTGACGATACGTGTGTATTTATCTTCGCTTTCTTTTTTTATGTGAAAAAAGACGAAACAACAAATCAGCAAAAAAAAGCTGAATGATGAAAATGTTGAGCTTGCGAAATTGATTGCAAAAGTCAGAGACAAATACACTTGTCAGCATTGTTGAAAAACAGCAAGACAGACATCAATTCACGCAAGCCACATCATCAATGAAGCAAGAGACCACAGACTTGCAAGCGATCCATACAACATCAAAGCTTTGTGCTATAATTGCCACATCAATCGACGACACAAAAACCCAATCGAAGCAAGTCAGCGATTCAATGAAAAACGACCTTGAAGATATGATGAACTTCAAGCGAAACACATTGAATATATGAATAAATGAAGCATTGACATCAATCGAATGCTTGAAAGAAATCAAGAATTGAGAAAGCAATGTGAAGAAATGAAAATTGATATTTCAAAATTCAAATACTGACAAAAATTTATTTCATAAACAAAACAACGCACAATGAAAATTCAAGAAATCAAAATTGATTCGTTGATTCCTTATGAATACAACAACAAGAAACACGATGAGACACAAGTCAATCGTCTTGCGAATTCAATCAAAGAGTTCTGATTCATACAGCCACTTGTGATTGATAAAAACAACATCGTGATAATCTGACATTGAAGACTTGAATGAGCAAAAAAATTGTGATTGAAAACTGTTCCTTGCGTGAAAGCTGAAACACTGACAGAAGAACAAGTGAAAAAATTGAGAATTCTCGATAATAAGTTGAACGAATCGCCACGAGATATTGAGAATCTGCAATATGATTTGTCAACGATAAAAAATTTCAACATTTGAGACATAGAAATCACGATTGATGATTTATTTTGAGATATGTTCCCAGAAGAAGAACCAGAAACAGAAGTCAAAGATGTTGAATCAAAAATCTCAAAAACTGCGAAAGTTGTGAAGAAATGAGATATTTTTGAACTATGAAATCACAGATTGATGTGTTGAGATTCAACAAACGAAAATGACGTTGCACAATTGATGTGAGATGAACGTGCAGACATATCATTCACTTCGCCACCATACAACGTCTGAAAGAATGCGAAATTGAATGCGTGAATGAGATGAGATGATTCAAAATATGAAAACGATTCTGACGATAAAGATTCAGAAGAATACAGACAATTTCTTGAAACATTCACAAAACTTTCACTTGAACATTCTGAATATTCATTTGTGAACATTCAATCACTTGCGTGAAACAAAATATCATTGATTGATTATCTGTATGATATGAAAGACCAATACGCAGACACAATCATTCGAGATAAATGACGAAGCGCACCAGCAATGTGAGAAAACGTTCTGAATTCAAGTTTCGAATACATTCACGTATTCAGCCACAAATGAAATCGTGCAATCTGAACAATACCATTCAGATGAACATTGCAGAATATTTTTCACGTCAGCTGACAGATGAAAAACGAATATTCAAAAATTCACAGTGCAACATTCTCAATCGAGTTTGCAGAACACTTCATCAAAAATTTTGCAAAAGACAGCGTTCTTGATTTGTTCTGATGAACTTGAACATCAATGATTGTTGCAGAACAACTTTGAAAGAAATCGTTTCTTATGGAATTAGATCCTTTGTATTGTGAAGTTATCATCAAAAGATTTCACTGATTGAGACCAGAGCAAAAAATCAAATGCACAAACAGAGAAATCGAGATTGATGAAATTTTATCTGATGACGAATAATCTATGAACAAAGACAAAATGGAAAATCTGTTGTGAGTTGTGATAAACAACACAAGCAGAAACTACAAACAGAAAAATCTTGAATTGTGCTATCTTGTTGAAAGATTGCTTGATTATATTTCATACAATCTATTCAAGACAAACAAGAAAAGACGAAAACGCAGAATCATCATTTATTTATTAAAAAAATTATAGATGAAGAAGATTCACGATTATTCAGCTTTGAAACTCGAATTCTTCAAATCTGATTTTGATGAAGTGAAAGCGTTTATCACTGATAAATGACTGATATACAATTCAGAACGAACGAAAAGAACAAAATGACGAACAAAAGAGAAGCAAGAACGAAAAAAGAACATCGTTGAAAAAGCATTGATGAAACAAGCCGAGAAACAAGCGAATGAATTATCTGTGCCAATTGAAGACTTGATGAAATGAAAGAAAGCAGTTCTTCAATTGTTGCTTGTTCAAGTCTCAAAGTTCGTGAAAGCGAATCAAGATAAAAAAGACATCGACATCGATGTGTGAGACGCAGAAAAGATTCTGAAAATGTTCAAGACTGAACTGTGAGAACCTGCAACAATTTGAGCGAATTACAATATGAACGCAAGCAAGGTTGAATGACTGACAGATGAAGAATCAGAAGCGCTTGATGTTCTGTTCAGCACGAAAATCAAAAAAGTCAAATAATCAGATATTGATTGAGATTAGTGAGAATCGCTTCCGACGGTGGAATGAAAAACACAGTATATTGACATATTTATTATTTATCAATCAATGGACAAACAAAAAGCAATAGAATTATTGAAAAACAGCAGTTTGTTGAGAAACAAATATTTTGAATTCAACTTCTTTGATTTTTGCAAGTTCTATTTTATGGAATATTACACATTCGAAACGCCAGAATGTCTTGTTGAAATTTATGACGCGCTTGAAGAATGAAAAAATGTGTTCATTGAGTGATTCAGATGAAGTGCAAAAACAACAATTGCACAGATGTTCGTTTCACGATGTATCGCATACAAGAAAAAAAGAAACATTATGCGATACGCACAGACAATCGAGAATGCAGAAGAAAATCTGACTTATATTGCGAACAGTTTCATTTGAGACACCGACTGATGAGAAAGATTCATTCGTGATTATTGACATTTGTATTACCCAGAATTTATGAATCGCTGATGACAGAAGAAAATCAAACGTATTGATAAATTCATCACAGAAAATGACTGCTATGTCAGAGCGATGTCTTTGTGAACGTCGCCGAGATGAAAGAACTATACAGCACCTGATTGAAAATTTAGACCAGATTTGCTTGTGTTTGATGATGTTGATACAATGACGAGCACAGATTCAAAAAAGAAAATCGACAAAAACTTTGAATTCTTATTGAATGAAGTTCTTTGATGAACGACAAACGCAACACAGATGATATTCTTATGAAACACAATATATGAAGACTGACTTGTGCCGAGATTCAGAGAACATATCGCAAAAGACAAAAATCGAAGAACAATCAGAATTCCGATATATGATGAAAAAAATCAAATCGTTCGAAACAGATTCGTTGAAACAGACAAAGAAGCAGAAAAGCTGAATGAATGAATCACAGATTCAAATAAAAAGTTCACGTCTCTTGAATCTGAAAGACGCAGACTGTGAAGCATTTCATTCAATCAGAATTATTTGCTTGTTCCTTATGTGATTTGACAACACATCATCACACGTGATATGATTCAATATGATGAAAATTGCAGAAACTATCAATTCGATTTCATTCAGATTTGAGTTGATCCAGCAGTGAGTGAAAAAGAGTGAAGCGATGAATATGCAATCAATATGACGTGATTCATTTGAGACAGAATCTATCATCTTGAATCAATCTGATTGAACTGAAAAGAGAAAGACATTTGAGCGTCTGCGAATGTTGTGTTTCAGAATTATGAAAGATACAAAGCGAAAAGAGTGATTGTTGAAACAGTTGCTTATCAAGCAGTGTTGAAGAATGTGTTCAAACGCTTGTGAATGGCTGTTCAAGAATACAAAACAATCAAAGACAAAACGACCAGACTTCTTGAAAAACAAGTTCTGTTCGAAGACAAGAAAGTGTATTTCGCGCCTTGATATTGAAACGACATATTGATTGAACAGTTGCTTTCGTTCCCGAATGGCGAACACGATGACAGAATCGACGCGATGTTGCTTGCAATGCAACAACAAAACAAGAGCTTTTTTATTTCTGCATTTTAGAAAAAATGAGAAGAAAATCAGAACGATATTCACCAGTTCAAAAAGCAGAAGCTTTTGAAGTTGTTGTGTGTGAAAGACAAATCTTGATGTTTTTGAATGAAGTGAACAAAGATTGAGAACACGAGAAATTCACAACAGAAATCACGATGTTTGAATTTCGAAAATACATTCAAAAGAAAAAAGACAAACTTGATCCTAATCTGTTTGAATATTGAGAATCAAGAGCTGATGAACTTGATTCAAGAAAAAAAACAGAATAAGATACTTTTTTATTCTTTATTGTTTATACAATGTCAGAAAGAACTTACACAAAGATTGATGAATTCACATTCAAATGTGAAGAAGACAGACATCTTGAAGAAACGATGAAAATCGATGAAAAAATGAATTATCTTGCACAGTGCTTGAATTGATTGCGTCAATGCGTTGCAAGTGCAAACGAAATGCAAGACAAATTCGTCAAGATTGTTGAAACATACAATCGATATGTTGATATGCTTACAGAAGCAAAAGAACAATGTTGATACACATTCAAGTTGCCAGAAAAAATCGTTTTGCCAGATTGTTTTGACATCATCGAAGTGAAACTTGAAAACATTCCGAAAATCGATTTCAAACTAAACGAGAACAAAGCAAGCTAAACACTTGCTTTTTTTCTTTTTATTTTGTGCATTCATAGTGGCTGATTATAATGCACACAATGATATTTATATCACAAAAATCTGAATGTGATTCACAGAAAAAATTAAAAGCATAGTCGCAAAAAGTTTGTGAATAAAGACGAAATCTTTTTGAAGCAATCTTTACAGTCTTTCTTCACTTTTGAGAAACGAATATTCAATTGACATCAATACATATTATATGTTGTATGAATTCAATTGAGACATTCGTCAATGTATTCAGAAAATTGCAAATGCAGTTTCAAGAAATTGAATCTATCTTGAAAACAATCAGAGACAAATCATCGATAATAATATTCTGAATGATGAAGTGTTTGATTTGTTCAAAGCACCAACTTTCTTGAAGTGGAAAAAAGATTTATACAGAAATTATATGCTTTCTGGTGAATTATATATCAAACCAGTCGAGAATGAATCGTGAGCAACAATCTGATTTGACATAATTGATTCAAGAATTGTTTCAAAAACAGTGGATCAATATTGAGTGATTCAGAATTTCATTCTTCACAGTCAATGAAAAACAGAAGTATTGACACCAGACAAACTCGCATATTTCAAACGAGAAACTTCAACAAAGAATGAAGCAGATTGAATGTGAGTGTTGAACTGATGTGTATATGATTGACTGTCAGACCTTGAAGCACAAAAGACAAATTATTCATTCTATAAAAATTCAGCGATTCCGTCTGCATTATTATTGCTTGATGATAATCTTTCAAATGAAGAAATGCAGAATGCGAAAGACCAATTTGAAGCACAATTCAAATGAAGTGATAATCAACACAAAACACTTGTTGCGTGATGAGTGAAAGACATCAAAACGATTTCACTGACACCACGTGATATGGAATTTATCAGTCAGAGACATCTTACAACTGAAAAAATCTGTGCAGTGTTTGGTGTGCCAAAATGAATCTTGTGATATGTTGACAATATAAATTATTCAAACTGATGAAATCAAGAAAAAGAATTCATCGAATGAACAATCAGACCACTTGAAACTGATTTCGAACATATATTGAACAGATTGCTTGCGATGTTCAGACCAGATTTATTCAATAAGATTCGAATCAGAGTTGATTGAGAACAGCTTGAAGAATCGCAAGAACGAAAAGAATCTTTGAGAAAAGATGTCGCAAGTTGAATAATGACAATCAATGAAGCAAGAGTTGAAAGATGATTCGAGAAGATAAACGATGAAAACGCCGACAAATTGTTTGTTTCAAAGAATCTTGTATTATTGGAAGATGTTGCGCTTGATCCAGTTTTATCTCTTGACGAGACATAGAAGAATGAGCTTATCGCCAGAATACAGAAATCTGTTGAATCGTGAAATGAAGATTTATTCTATAATTCAGAAATCTTTCAAGAAACAGCGCAAATTCCTTGAAGAAAATGTCGAAGATTTATATTCGAATTATAAATACAACATTCAAATTGAATATGCGAATCTGAATGACGAAATTGTTCATATATACCCAGACAAGAAAAATCGATTTGACGTTGAAAACAATGAACCATTATGATGATTTCGACGTGCAATGTGATTAGAAGAAATGATTGAAAGTTTGAAGCCACACATCAAAAAGTCAGTCGAAAAATGATACAAAATGACATACAGATTATTTGAACCATTGCTTGAAGAAAATTGATTCAGTTATTACACAGACGTGATTTCAAATTATGCAAACCACCGATGAGAATTGAATCTGTCAAATTATAAATGAGCAATCAGCAGAACGACGAAATTTGATGTGATAAAAATACTAAAAGAATGAATTGATAATAATCTTACACCGTGAGAAGTTGCAAAACAAATTGAATCAATTGATGAAAGACTGTTCTGAAAACCACGTGCAAGAACAATCGCAATCACAGAAATGAGAAAAGCGTATGAATACTGAAACTATCAGCCAATCAGTCAGCTTGAAAGTGTGTGAATTCAGATGATGAAGAAACGACAGACTTGCGATGATTCGAAAGTGAGACCAGAACATATGGAATGTGAACTTGAATGACGAGTCAGAAGTGATTACGAATACCCAAGTGTGTGAACAAAATACCCACCTTGATGACCGAATTGTCGTTGCACAATGTTATATCAAAGAGCCAAATAGATTTATATCTTTATATGAGAACAATGAAAAAAAAGTTCAAACTCGTGAAAGAAAAGTGATACTTTCAATCACTTCGAGAAACAAAATCTGTCAAAGAACTTGACGATTGAGCTGTTGAAATTTCGTGATATGCTTCAACGAAAGACAAAGACAGATGATGAGACGTTGTTGAGCCGAAAGCTTTTGCGTCTGCACTTGAAAGATATATGACAAACCCAATTGTCTTGCTTCAACACAAAACAGATAAACCAATCTGAATCGTTGAAAAAGCAGAAATTGATGACAATTGATTATATATCAAAGCAAAAATTTCACAGAATACTGATTGAGTTGTTGATTTGATAAAGAATTGAGTATTACGTGCATTCTCAATTTGATATTCAGTCAAAGATTATGAAGAAGATGTTCGTGAACTTGCTGATTGAACATACGATTTCACATACATCATCAAAGACCTTGAACTTTATGAAATATCAGTCGTTTCAATTCCGATGAACCCATACGCACTTTCAAAGAGTATTCAAGATATGTTTGAAGTGGAAGAAAAAGAAGACGATTCTGATTCAAACGCAGTTGACTGACCTTTGTGAACACACTTTGAGCCAGAAGATGATGAAGTTGAAGAATCAGAAACAGAATCAGAAGAAAAAGTTGAAGAAAATGAAGAAGAAAAGTCAGTTGATGATTGAAACGAAAGCGACCAGAATGAAGAAGAAGTTGTTGAATGAGACAATGTTCAAGAAGAAGAAAATTCTGATGAAAATGAAACAGTTGAAGAACACCCAAACGAAGAAGTTGAAACAAAAGAGATGAACGAAGAAGAAAACGAGAATGTTGAACATTCGAACGTTGTTGATTTATGAGCAGAAGAAAATGAAGCTGAAATGCACGTTGAAAGTGAAAGCAACGAAAACAAAACAGATTCTGATGACGAATCTGTGAATAATGAGTCAGATGAAAATTCTGAAATAAACGATGAAGAATCAGTTGAAGAAGATTCTGAAAACGCTGTTGAAACACAAGCGAACGATGAAGAAGTTGTTGAAACACACAATGACGAAGTCGTTGAAACAAAATCAATTGAGACTGAATCAAAAAAGCAATTCGATTTTGAATCAAAGATTGCACAGCTTTCAAAATCATTTGATGAGAAACTTGCAGAAAAAGATGAAAAAATCAAATCGCTTGAATCAAAAGTTGAAACAATGACAAAGCTTTTCGCAGAGTCTGTTGAGACAATTGATAGAATGGCGACTGCTGTGAAAAACACACCAGTCAACAGTGGACTTCAATATAAAAGACCACTTAAAAAATGATGATATTATGACGTAGCGTCAATCATCAAATCTTTATAATCTATTTATCATTTAATTTATTTCAAAAATGAAATTCAAAGACATCGTTATTGAAGCTAAAAAACAAGCTTGAATCTTCGTAAAAGAAGAAGATGAAAACATCGAAAAGCCAGAAGTTGAAGAAGAAGCAAAAGCCAATGAAGTGATGAACACTGGTGCAACAAACTTCTGAACAGAATTGATTCCTACTGATGTAGTTGCTGACCCATTACTTGATATGTTAGGAAACTATTCAAAATTATTGCCATTATTACCAGGAGACCACGGAAACAATATGGCCGTATCTGAAAGAGTTCCTATCATCGGAGAAGCTGACTTGTTCGAATGAAATTCTGAATGGACGACTGGTGCTTGAACTCTTACACCAGGAGACCACGGACCAGACACTGACAAAGTGATGATTACACAATGACAATTCATCACAACAGTTGATATTTCAAAAAGAGAGTTGAGATATGCAACTGACAGACTTGAAGCAATCGTTCGTGAAAGAATCAACAGAGCAGCTGCAAGAACAATCGACGCAGTTATAATCAACGCCGATGACACAGCTTCTGGATCTGGAAACATAAACTGAACATATTCTTGAAGTCCATATTTCGTGCAACAAGATGACGGAATCAGAAAAGTCGGAATTGCAAACACAGGAGTTTCAGTTTGAACAATCACAGCTTGACAATATCTTGCAGTGAAGAACGTTCTTGATTCTCGTTATCAATGAGAATTAAAAGACTTATTGTTCATTGAGCCTTCAAACGTTTACAACAAGACACTTCTTTTGTCAGAAGTTATTACAGCCGATAAATTCGGACCAAACGCAACAATTTCTGCCGGAGTTCTTGCAAAGATATTCAGTATTGACATTTTAGTTGCAAGAGACTGGCCTGCACTTACAAATACAAGTGGACTTGTTGACGCAACAGCTTGAAACAACACAAAAGGATCATTTGCTTGTGTTTACAAACCAGCAATTCAATATTGATTCTGACAACCACTTGAAATCGAAGTCGGAAAAGTTCTTTGAAAGTGAGTGAAGATTGTTGCAACAATGGAATTCTGATTCGCAATTGCAAACGAAAAAGCTTGACTTTGAAAGACTGTTTGACTTTGAATCAACGCAACAGTTTAGTTTGAGTTATAGAGTCAACATACAATTCAATGGAAGAACATCTGCAATATGGTGTTCTTCCGAAGAATTTATTTCATTTGAGTATATAAAATGCCAGAAATTAAAAAAGTCCGTGCTATTCTCGAAGATGAACTTGTTGATTGACAGATAGTGAAGAAGTGAGAAGTTATTGAAACACCACTTGCAGACTATTTGTTGAACGCATACTGAAATCATCGAGAATTAGTTGAAGAAAATGATTCAAAAGAAGAATCAAAAGAAGAAAAGAAAGCTGAAAAAAAAGTCAGCAAAAAGAAATAATTTAATCAGAATCAATCACAATGAGCTATTCAACACTATCAGAATTCAAAGCATATCTATGAATCGATTCGTCTGACACAAGCAAAGACGCAGTTTTAACACAAGTTTTGAGTTCAGCAAATTCAAAATTGAATCATATCTGTTGAGTTGATGATTTCACATCTTGAAAAAGAACACAAATCATCGAAGAAAGATGAATTTATGAAACAGCAAGATGACTTGAATTCTATTTGAAGAACAAGCCAGTTGCGAGCATAGATAAACTGAATTGAAGTTCTGATGTTTGAACAAAGTGAACTGATTATCTGATTATTTATGACAGACGTGCAATATTCAAGAAACTTCAATTGAATGATTGGTGAATGATAGAAGTTGAATACACAGCTTGATTTCAAACAATTCCAGATGATTTGAAACTTCTTGAAATGATGTTGTGATGTGCAGAATTGCCAGAATCAATGAAAGTTGATTTCTGAATCTGAATTTCATCATACAAACTTTGAGATGAATCAATCACGTTTTGAGCCAAAAGCGCAAACTTTTGACAACAATCATTGACTTCTGATGATATATATTTCAGTTTCACAACACTTCTTGATAAATACAAGAACTTTAATTTGCCAATATAAAAACGATGTGAATTCTATTCAACAAAAAAGCGACTCTTTATACATATTCAAGAAACGAAACATCAAAAATTGCAAGTTATTCACAAAACTGAACAACAATTGCTTGCAATATTCAACCAGTTTCAACGAAAGACTGACTTGAATGAATTGATTTCTTGAAAACAAGGAAAATATATTCGAAAATTCAGTTGAATGTATGAGACAAGCTTGTGTGTGATTCAATCACATATATAGTTGATAGAACAGAACATCGAGATTGAACAATGAGAAAGTTCTTCAAATCATTTATTATTGAAAGCAACTGAAACTAAAATGATGAAAATAAAGTTCACAATGTGATGAGACGTTGACAAAGTGTTGAACCTTTGAAAATCAGTTTCAAGTGGTGTTCAGCTTGTGTTGACTGATGTTGCATTATTGATCCAGAATTCAGCAAAAATCAACGCACCATATATGACGTGAAATCTGCGTTCAAGTATTACAACAGATTTCAATAGAATACAACAATGATTCGTCGTTGTGTGAAGTCCTGTTGCATATGCAAGAATTCGTGAATATGTGAACTATAAGAACCCACAAACAAAATATTATCTTGAAAGATGATACACAGAAAATCAACAAGAAATCGACAGAATCATCAAGAAAGATTTACATCAAGCTTTGTAAAAAATGACTGAAACAACATACAGCTTCAAATCAATATGAGATACGATTTACAACAAAATGCTTGAACTTGCAACGTGAAACGACGCAAGAATTTGAGCTGTTTATAATCACGACATCAAAATTGAAAGCTGAATCAGTCTGCCAGCAATTATTATTACACCCAGCAATTGAAATGTCAATTTATTGGACAGTTGTTCGTTTGAAAATCAAATCAATTATACGGTCAGACTGATAGACAGAACAATCAGCAATTATTGAGATATTGAAGACAATATGAGAATCGTTGCTGATATGGTGATGACAAAATTGAAAGAAATCTGAACGATTACCCGGTCTAATAATAATTGAATGACGACAAAATGCACATTCAGTTATCAACGATGATTCACGAACACGCAAGAACCTTTCAGAGTGTTTGAAGTTCTTTGTGTATTCACATCTGTTGAACAATAAATTATTTATCTTTTAATTTCATCAAAATGGCGAAAAGATGTAAAAATTGCCCAGAGAAAGAAGAAATCAAAGAGATTGAAACAAAAGAAGAAAGAAAGTTCAGCTTCCCAACTTTGTGAATTACTGTTGAAGCAAAGAATCTTGAAGAAGCTTACAAAAAAGTCAAAGCATTGACTGAATATAAAAACAAATCTGTTGAATAATTTATTTCTATAAAAAACAATCAA